GGTAATACCTGGAATCCATCGTTGCCAAGATCTATTGGTCAGAGTCATAATTTACTTCCTCCTTAGTTTTAGACGTAGTGATATTTAAGAACACAGGATCCAGGTAATAATACAATATAAGTTGTGCTATGTCAACTTAAATATCGTTCAAGCCCATAAAGTGGGTATATTAAGGTGGATCTAGTGGGTTATTACGGCAATTATATGCCCAGATTATGCTTTGGGATAACCTCTACTGATATAATATTGATTATTGTACCCATAAAATGCAGCGTTGGCCAAAGCTGTATTGATATCAAGATTCCTTGATCTTGCATCGTCAATCACGTTTTCTCTTTGTTGTGCAGTGAGTCCTTCTCCTTCTGCTGCACGTACACCCAATGCCAATCTTTCAATATCAGAAATACCGATAGTTTCTTTACCAATCAGTTTTAGTGTTTGTTCATTTTTTCCTTGAAGCAGAACTGCTTTTGTGGCTTCGCCATAGATGTCATCTGTCAGCATGTCCAGTAACATGGGTGTGGTGCCACTGTTAAAAGCATCTGTGCCCAGCGAAGTTAACAGAGCAGTCAATTGACTCAATGTGGCACTACCAGGTATGTAACTTTGAATATCAATACCGCCTTTGATTTGATTGTTTTCCTCTAAAATCACCTGAGCAACAGAAAGACCTATTGCTGTGTTTGCTTCATCTAACAAACTGCTAATAGCAGACGCAGCAATCAAATTATCCACCGCTGTTTCAAATGTATTTTCTACTGTGCTTGGATCTGCGTCAGTATCATACGCAGCCAACACAGCATCACAAGCAGATATTAGTGCAACAGTTTCAGCTGTGCTTGCAATAGAGCTGCACACTCTAAACACAGTTGAAAAGGTTTCCGTGTGTACATAGCCAGACGGGGTTCCAATAATCTCTTGAACAAACGGAGATCCAAAATCTCCAGATCCTGAAGGAAATGATGATCTAATTGACTCAGTGTCCACTGTGGGCACCGGCTTAGACAGTGATGATAATGCTGGAGTGTCTAACAGCTCAATATTTTTCAAACTAGAGATTAAGTCTTGTTTGGTTTCATAATTCACGTTGAGACTGACCAGGGCAGCGGATAAATCAGTTAATTTACCACCAGGAATAGCGTTTATAGCAGCTATGGTTATTACTTTGTCAGTTTTGAGCAGATCTGCTGCATTTTGTATGATACTGTTGGTAGGTTGTTTGAGGCCAGTACCGGTTATGATTCTTTGTACATCTTTGCCTTGAATTTGTTCTAAAATAGAAATCAATACAGATTCGCTTGCTTGCTGCAATGCATTGATATCAACATTTTGATTTTCAAATGTTTGTATGAATTCATTTTTTATCAAGCCTTGTAATAAAAGATTGTTGATCAGCCCATAGGCTGTGCCCAAAGATTCAGGTTTTGTGAAATCATACAAAGTGCCAAGATTGTCAATAGCGTCAGCCACAGCATTTATACTTCTTTTTATGTCTACAGACGTGGTTGAAATTGCGCTGCCACCGGTATATAATCCTGAAGCTCGTAAATAATCTTGACTGCCAACAGCTAATGGACCAAACTTGCTGGTAATGCCACCAGTGATTAAATCATTATGATTGTTCACATCTGGGGCTACACCACTAAATCCTTCAGCCTCTAGAAAATAAACACTGCCAAGAATTTCTCTTGCTGCCCTACAAGCATTAGTAGCCAGGCCAAGACGGTTTAGATAACCAGCCACTCCATTGTTAAAATAAATCTGTGCCAGTTCTTTGACATTATCTGACAGATTATGGAATACGAATCCTTCAGGAACTGTTTCAAACGACGATGGCACTGTCATGCTGATTCCTGGAATCTTGGTCCTACATATGGTTATCACATTAGTGGTGCTGTTTGGATGAGTTAATAACTGTCTAAGTTTTCCGGATAGCACAGAAGTATCCTGGCAATCGGCTATTCGTGCCAACATAGCAGACGAAACCTGTAGACCTAGATTTTGACTAAACCCACTTACCGCTATAAGTTGTGATGCAGAATATGTCATATCAGTTAATAATCACGTTAGGACTACCTGATGCTGGGTGTCCACATGTGGCTTTATCTCCTGCTCTACACGCCGGAATACCATTCACAATCACATTAGAAGAACCTTCTGCCATGGTAGGTCCGGCATGTTCTCCAGGAGCATGTCCTTGCACTGCATCACCAATACGCACTTGTGGTGTTCCGTTGGTGATCACATTTGGACTGCCAGCTACAAGAATGCCTCCGGCGCTGTCTTGACTCTGACGAACTGCCCCCGGCATTAGATTACTATGCTCCCACCTGTGACAGGTTTGATTCCTGTTGTAACTTCAAAATAGTGATTGCCTACTTCTTTAACACACAATTGATGCATGATCACGTGCTGATCTTTGAGTATGATTGTTTTGTTTTGGTCAGCTGTGAATAAACTTTGTACCAAACCAATGCCTTTGGGACTAGGCAACACTGTACAAGGTTTGCTCAATACCCAAGCATCTGATTGGTCTTCAACTATCTTGGCCACAATCTCATCGCCGTTGACCAATTTAAAACTAACTACATCACCATCATCGTACTTGTTGTTTGAAATTAACATTTTTATCCTTGAAATTGATTAAAAAAATCTGCAGATTGTTTGCTTAGACCTTGAAAGCCACCTGGCACTAGTTCTTCGTTGTTAAAAATTTGTGGCACACTTCTTAGACCACGATCCAACAGCATTTGTCTTGCGTCAGGTTGGTCTTCAATGTTCACTTCTTGGTAAGGTACATTTTTACTTTCTAATAGACGTTTTGCCTGAACGCAAAACGGACAGTTGTTCTTTGAATACACAGTTAACATTTATAATGTAAATCCTTTAAAAGTTTCGGTGGTGACGTCTTGCTTGGTGCCACCAATCACGTAACTACTTATCTCTGTTTCCTGTGGTGCCACTTGAACTTCGGCACCGGCGATCCACTTGGCTGTCCATGGCAATGGATTGCTGCCTGTCTTGATACCACACTTGAGACCAACTGCGGTCATGCGTTTGCAAGTGAGCCAGTCAACGTAATCACACAGCAGTTGTTCATTAAGACCAATCATGCTGCCATCCTTGAACAGATAGTGTGCCCATGCCTTTTCTTGTGCTGCTGCATCCAGGAACATCTGTTCACACTCTGCACGAGTTTCTTCTTTGATCCGGGCATAGTCGGGATCATCCTGCGGCAGCAATTTCAGCAGGGTTTGTGTGGATCCTAAGTGTACATTTTCGTCTCGTGCAATCAATTTAATAATCTTGGCATTGCCTTCCATCTTTTTCAATTCAGCAAAGGCCCATGAGCAGGCAAAGCTCACATAAAATCTTATGCCTTCCAGCGCATTAACAGAATTCACTGCCATCCATAATTTTTTCTTAAGTTCATAGAGATCAACTGTGATCTCTTTTCCGTTTACTGTGTGTGTTCCTGTTCCCAGTAGGTTATACCATGCGGCTGCTTGTATAAGATCATCGTAGTATCTACTGATATCGGTAGCGCATTCAACGATTTCGTTAATGTCCATAAGCTGATCAAATATTTCACTAGGGTCAGCATATACATTCCGAATAATATGAGTATAGCTACGGCTATGGATTGTTTCGTTAAAACTCCAAGTTTGAATCCATGTCTCCAACTCAGGTAATGATACAATAGGAAGAAAAGCCAGGTTAGGGCTACGGCCTTGGACAGAGTCAAGAAGTATCTGTCGTTTAAGGTTTGAAGTAAAGATATGTTGCTCATATGGTGTTAGGTCTTTAAAATCTTTGGCATCTCTTAATACATCAACTTCTTCAGGACGCCAAAAAAATCCCAACTGTTTGTCTGTTAGTTTATCAAACTGTCTATACTTTAGTACGTCATATCGTTGAACTGGTTGTGTTCCAGACTCGTCTAGAAATGCTAGACTTTCGGTATGATTCTTTTTATTTTTAATATTAAAAACGCTCATTGTTGTTCCTGTGCATAAGTTTTTGCAAAAATATCTTTCTTAACCACACCGTAATCATTTGAACCATGTCTTACAATGTAATCTTCTCCTGTTGTATAATTTAACACTTCTCCCCAGCTGGTTGGCACTGAACCACTATGATCTGCAAGTTTGGCCAGTTTGATAATTTTTTTAGGATAACAAACTCCGGTGCCGGCATCATCTTTTAATTCGTGAAATTTTTCTGGCGGTATTGGATAGGTTTCGCCTTTTGGCCCTGTGAGAATATAGTAACCTTTTTTATAATTTACCGGGCCTTCTAGAGTTTGTATAGTACCATCTTGCTGCGCCATTTCATATTTTTCTGGGTTAGGTTTTTTATATGTTTTGAACGACCCTTGTTCAAACCATTGATCGTTGATGGTCTGGTCTTCAAATAAATTTATGTATTTTCGTAAATTCATTATTATCTCTTAGATCACGCAACTGTCGCAGTCTTCTTGAGCTTGATACTGTTCAGTTTCAACTGGCTTGGCTTCCATCAACTTGTCGACATTGATTTCGCCTTGACCGTCAAAGGTATTGAAATAATAAAGTTGCTTGAGTCCATACTTATAGCACATCAACAGGTGCTGTAGCATTTCACTCATGGGTATTTTTTCATCATCGTAGAATTGTGGATTGTATGAAGTGTTTACACTAATACCTTGATCAATGTATTTTTGCAGCACAGCACACAATTTAAGATAACCTTCCGGTGTGCGTTGATCCCAAAGCAGTTCATATCGATTTTTTAACTTGCGATATTCAGGCACAACCTGTTTGAGTTGTCCATGCTTGGAACCTTTAATTGACACATAGGAACGTGGTGGCTCAATTCCGTTGGTAGCATTGCTGATCTGCGCAGATGTTTCTGCTGGCATCAGAGCCATGAGTGTAGCATTGCGCTGACCTGTGCGTTGAACTTGTTCGCGTAGTGATTGCCAAGGCATGCGCTCTTGGTAGGGCACCAGTTCATCCACGTCTGGCTTACGTGTGT